AAATATAAATTTTAAGATAATAATCTAATGTTGACAAATATTCTGGTGCTTTTTGAGAGAATCCAAATAATGTAACAATTAATAAAATAAATGCTGTGTTTACTACAAAATCAAATGTTTTCTCTTGAAAAATTAAAAACGTATGATTTTCAAACATCTTTTATATAATATAAAAGTAAAAATAAAAATATATATATTAAATATATAAAATGAATAATTGTAATCAACTCAATGTTGCCAAAATACACGAAGAAACTAATACGCGAATATATGACCGAAATATACCGTCGCAAATGTTACAGCCTTATATAGATGTGCGCCCTGTTATGACAAAATATTCGTATTTTCCAATTGTCGACCCCAGAAAAAATATCAGTGTCCCTTTAAAAGTACAGCCAACATTTAACCCTCATACTGTATTTAACCCTGGCAACACCACATCGCCGTGGTCTGGTTTTGCTTCAAATATAAATATGGAGTCGGAACTGAGAAACCAAATTTATGCTTTGCAAAAGTGTAGTCAATCTGTATATGTGCCTTCAAGTAAAAGCGACTTGTATAATTATGGCTTCACACCAAAGCCGACACCTCAATCGCACTCTTTGCTATTTGAAAAGGATTCATTTTCTCAATTTAACCCGAATCCTGACTCGAAAACAGTAGGCTCCGGAATGTTTTTCAACTCTACAAGGGTTCAAGTGCGGGATTTGACGAAACAAAGTTGTTAAATTATCGTGAAGCGTATAAAATTAATTATATATTTTTAAAGTAAAATATATAATATGTCTCAAGCCTTTGTAGACCAAGTCACTTTAGATTGTTTATTAAATAAATCACTCTTTAATAATCAAGTTAAAAACAAGAAAGCGCAGTCGGTTAACAAAGAAGAACGCAAGTTTTACAAAAAGCGAATATATAATTTGTTTAAGGAAATGTTAATCAATAAAGCGGAACCAGAAGATTTGTTACCAGACGTGAAATATACTTATGATAATTTTATTAACGCATCAATCAATTATTTTAAAACAATCGATAACAATGATTTGTTACAAGAAGAATATAAAAATTTAGACGATCCAGGGGCTATAAATATTAACGATATTCCCGATTTATGTGACGATATAACAGCTGAAGAAGCGGATAAACTTTTGATGCGTTCAATTAAAATTACAACGCCAACTTTAGACAAATATGTGAAACGTAAAACTACAAAACCAGAAGAGAAGTTGATACTACCAAAACAAAAAGAAGTTAATCTTATGGATCCGGAATTAAAAGTAAAGGGTATACAAAGTAATACTAATAATAATAATGTAAAAAAGAAAAATATCACTAATAAATATGATGAACTCATTAACACGAAAAAGGAAAATAAGGAAACAATTGACAAAAATGAAATTTAAAATAAATAAAACCAGAAAAACCCAAGTTGGTTCAGCTAAAAAGGGTAAAATGAAATCAAAATTACAAAAGGTAAATTGTAGTCCTAAACAAAAAAACGAGATAAATGGTTTTAGTTGTTATACAGACAAGTCACTATATAAATTAAGAGATTTGTGGAATTCGAGACACCCTGACGTCAAAATTAACACAAATGATACAAAAGAAATACATAGACGGTTGACAGAATATTTAAGTGATGTGTGTAATAAGGAGTCGTGTTGGATAAAGCAACAAAAAGAATTTGGTAAGTTGAGTAGTGAGATGACGGATTCTTTTGCTCCTATATCACCCGAAGAATGGAAAAAGAACCCGAATGAGTGGTTATCAAGTGTCGACATAATGAAAGTAATGAAACAATACGAAAAAGCATTTAAATGTTTTGATTTTATTGGTCCAACACCAATTGATTTTGATACGAGAAAAATGTATGGTGAATGCGTCTGGGAAGAATTGTGTAATTTTAATTTAGCGCAACAAATCAAAGATGGTAAGACCAAAATCGGTATTATATTTAATACAGACACACACGATAAACCAGGCCAACATTGGATATCAATGTTTATTAATATAAAGAAGAAACACATATTTTTCTTTGACAGCACCGGTGACGAACCACAGCCGGAAATAATGACATTTGTAAACAGAATAAAAGAACAAGGGTTGGCGTTAGACAAAAAAATCGTGTTTAAATATGATAGTAATGAAGGCGTTGAACATCAATATGGTAATACAGAATGTGGTATTTATTCGTTATTTTTTATAGTTCATATGCTTGAAGACAAAATGACGGAACACTATTTAAAAACTCATATATTGAAGGACGAGTATATGCAAAAATTCAGAAAGATATATTTTAATGACAGTTTGTAAAAAATTATAAGAAACATTATAAAAAGTAAGAAAATTATATAAACAGATTTTTATATAATTTATATATTAAATAAAATGAATACAACAAATTTTTTAAATAACGAAAATGTCAAGGTTCTATGGGACGTAGTAATCGATGAAGATATTATAAAAAGACAATCGAGAGAGTTCCACGAAAATATTCTTAAATTATTTAGAAGTAATCTCAAAGGCTTTTATGATGTTGAAAGCCAAAAAACAACCAATTTGGTAGATATGAACAAGAAATATATTTTGTTGATTTTGAATTATGCGAATAAACAAATAGCGCAAATAGCGCAAAATGTAAAACCTGAATACAGAAAAATTAAAATATTAGATGAACTGCCTCAAAAAAAGGTGAATGAATTGATAACATATGAAGAAATACAAAATGATAAACGCAGTCAATTTGATAAGGATTTAAATCGGAGACAAGAGGAATTTAGTAATTCGATGGCATTACCAGTGCCGCCGGTGCCAAAATTTAGTGATAATTTAGAGGATGGTCCAATTAATGAAATAGAAAAGGCGATCAAAGAGTTGACTTCTCAGAGGAATTATGATGTTGAACAAATAAGTAGGAGCAATAATAATAGTTTAAGCACGAATGTGGATAATTGGTTAAAGCCCCAAGAGACTTCGGTTAAGAGTGATAAGCTGGCTCCTCAACCTATTCAAAATGGTAATATAAATGGTAATAATAGTAGACTAAAATACATTAAAACCGATAATGAAAATGTAGAAAACCAAGTCATTAGTTTAGAGAGGGAAAAACAAATAAGTCCAAAGAAGAACGTAACTTGGGATTTAAAACCGTATAATTATTCAACCGAAATAAAAGACGAACTTTTAAATGAAGTAAGATTAACAATGGAAGAAATTAGTGAAAATGATAATGAAGAAGACTCGAATATTTTTAAACTGTTAAAGAAGGTGCCTCTTGTAAAAGATACAAACGAAGATAAAATCGCAATTCTTCAAACCGAAGTAAAAACATTAAATAATAAATTAGACCTTATTTTGGAGTTACTCAAAAATAAGAATTAATGATTTTATTAATAATTTATAAAAATACAATTAAAAATCTAATAATTTTATTTTTATACAACCAATTGTTTGAACACATCTTCACCGGCGTCATTTTTCTCCAGTGTTCCGATTTGTAAAGGTATAATTGACGGGTCCAGTAGCGCCGCCTCATAACTGAGCTTGTCATAAACATTCAATACCTTTTTACTTATTCTACGATACACATAGTCCACACCGTTCAAACGAATTGGTTTACCGATCCATTGTATCATTTCTTTATTCGCCTGAACTGTCGTATCATTTTGTTGCTCTGAATAATCAGGAACATATGAAAATTTATCTTTCGTCGGGTCGCCAAAATTGACACATTTGCCGTTAGAATAAATATAGCAATCAAATGCGGATTCCTTAACCGCATCAGTAAGTTGAGCTGTTAGATTGGCTTTAATTTCAGAAATCTCATACAAATACTGATCACTTGTCATTGGAACGGATGGTTTTGCTTTGCTTAAATCTTTTCTTTTCAATTCAATCGCATCATCAGATTTAAGTTGCTCTGGTGTAAAAATCATAAGGTAAACAAATACTTCAACAGTTTGCAGCGCCAACGGAAGTGCTTTATGACTACAAATACGTCGCGCACGTCCAATAACTTGTTCAGAACGGACAGGATGCCAATATGGTTCCATAATATGTACATATCGTGTATTACGCAAATTAATACCTTCTGATCCGGATGACGTAATCATAAAAACCTTGATTATTTCACCCATATTATTATTTTTGGCGATTTTATTTAACTCGATTGAAATACTTTCGGGAATTTGTTCCCACTCACCGTTATAAATATGTCTTAACATTTCTTTTTCTTCGCTGGTTTCAGTGCCAGTATACAAAGCGTAAGTGGGTTTTCCTCGGTCCGCTTCATCAATATCTATAGTCCAAACACCTGACGAACTTTTCTTAATTTTAAAACGAGCAAAACCATTTTTGTTAAGAACCAAACTGAAAATACCAATGCCTTCCATAGTTCTGAATTGACTATAAACAAGATGCAAACCTTGATATTCAGGATCGTCAATATTTTCTAACATATTTAAAAACTTAGGGCTATATGTTAGTAATGCTTCAGGTGTCAAATAATCATTGGAATGATCTTCAATATATTTAAGTGCTCTATCAAGTCTCTCTTTGTACTCAACACCACCAATCAGATCAAGAATTTGGTCGCCTTCTACTTCACCTTCTTGATCATCGATAACATCTTGTTTAGCTTCTTCTCTTCTGGCAAATTTAAATATTTCGGACATATTACCCTCTGCTCCGCTTTCTCCGCTTTCTTCGTCTTTTTTTTCAACTCCGCTTTCTTCGTCTTTTTTCCCCTTTATAGATTTCTTTAAAGGAATTGGTCTGTCAGGCATCACAAAATTACAATATAAACGCGAAAAAATACGATATGTTGATGACGAATCTTCATATATTTCACCAATAGTTTGTTTGGGCTTTATTTTCTCTGATTCTCTCTCTTTTCGACGAGCCGCTTCATAAATACCAAATTGAAAATTACTCATTGGTACTCTGACAATATGGTAATCAACACCTAATGTTTTATTATATCTTGGCAATAAATTCTCCTGAGCACTTCTAAAATAAGATGATAAACCAACAATACGTCTTTTAAGAGCGTCAATGTTTTTGATTTTTTTCGTTGTAGAGTCAATATACTGCGCCTCAAACAAATCAAACGTATCAGGCAATGCTTTCTTATTTTTAATATCTATGCCTTGTGGAACAACACTAATACCATTTCTATCTAAAATACTGATAATTCTTCTCTCAAAATCATCATCACTTAAATATTCTGTATCAATTGCGGTTTCGCCATTTTCTAATTTCTTTGCGTTTGTTACACCTTGATAGCCGGAATCAACCTTAATTTTATTTGAAAAACCAAAAGGGTTTCTTGTAATAGTCAATATATTACTTGAAGGTGAATAATCCAAATAATCCAATGATTTGACACCTAACAACATTTCTTGAAGAGCATTCTTGTCGATTTTAACACTTTTATTTTTTTGCTTACTTTCTTGGACATTAATAGTTATCTTCCATGTTTTAATATAGCCTCGTAAAATATTAAAAAGTATTCCAAATTCGTTAGGATAATTGATAACAGGTGTTCCGGTTAAGAGAACAATACGGGCGTTTCTGGCGCTCATTAAAAACTCATATAATTTTGTCGCCAAATTCAATGGCAAATGTTCCTTCTCTCCTTTTTTATTTTCAGGAATAACTTTTTCCTTTTTAATCTTGTTAACAATGCGACTTATCAAATTATGTGCTTCATCTATAACGACAACAGATTCGTCAAAAAGATTGCGTGTAAAATTCCCAGTGAGTTCCTGTAATTTTTTTGCTCTTAACCCATTATAATTAATAAATGTGTATTTACTCTTAATCATTTCATTTAATTGTGCTTCTAATGTCATCTTATCAATGTCACTTAAATCTTCATAATTAGATTTTTTTCTTATATTAATAAACCAAGCCCCGCGGTGACGTCTAATAAACTCTAATGGCAAGTTTAGAATAGCAGACATTGGTGAAGCAGCTTCAGGATTCATATCGGTTGATATCCATTCCCAAAATTGATTTCGCTTGTATAATAAATCACCGCATTTTTTAAGTTCTTCAATATAGTTAGCACGAAGGGAAGCGGGTGTCATAATAATAACACGTTTTGCATCTTTCATACCTTCGGCAATGGCAATCGATGTACAAGTTTTACCGGAGCCTAAACCATGATATAAAAGTAGTCCTCTATATGGTGTATACAAGTTCATATAGTCTCGAACAATCTTTTGATGAGTTAATAGAGAGAAATCAGAACCAGTATTACCAATATCATCACAAGAAATATTTGCTTTATTACTTTGTAATTCTTGGCGATAAGGCTCAAAAAGTGAATTGATAAAAT